TTGACCAAAGTAGCTTTCAAATACTTTAGCGGCTTGTTTTGTTGGGTTGGCCACGGCCAATTCGTTGAGTTTCATTGTTAAATCCTCTGTTCTGACTGTATTTAGCCCAGCTAATACATTTGGCAAGTTGATTTTCCACCTGCTTTCTACGTATGATTTTGGTTTCCAGTTTGGTGCCCACAGGGTCTCTAAATTCCCACCGATGGCTACGTTCAGCAATAGCCGATCTTACAGCTATGTCGTTGTTTAATGTTGCGAGCTTGCGGTCTAGTTCATGTAGTTCACGGGCCAAGTTGTAGGCTTGATTTTTGTCGGCTATGCACCAACTGAGTGCGCTACGGGTGGTAGTAAACGTTCCCACATCTGTGGCACTGCAAAACACTCTAAATCCTTGCAATTCTGGTACAATTTTATAGCGGTCAAAAACTTCGTAAACTCCGTCATCGGTTTGCCAGATCACATTGGGCATGAGATCTCGAAATTCCTGGCGGAACATGCGTTCTACTTCTCGTTCTGCAATCATTTTAATACGTAGTGTGTGATGAGATATACTGTGGTCGCTACAAGGGCGCCAATGATGCCTATGCCCCAACCTATGAGTTGATCTGTGCGTTTTTCGCTCATGCGTTGAACCATGTCATGCACTTCGCGCAACAAGGCGTCCAGGCGGCCAATCTTGCCTTCCACGTGCTCAAATCTGGCTTCCAGCTGGTTGTAGCGTTCAGCACACAGTTCCACGTGTGCTTCCAGGCTTTTCTTTTCGATATCAGTAGCGTCGCTCATAGTTTAGTATTTATAATCTAGCAAACCAAATGTTCTGCTCAGGACCTTGAGGTCTTAACACAGGAACCAAATCACTTCGGTTGTCAAGATCCAGGATCATGGGCACACCCTCGGCGTCTGTGCGCAAGATCTGCGTGGGATCTGAATCAGGACCAAATACTCCTGAGATTTCAGTTTCAAATTCAAACATCCAGCTGGTTCCAGATTTGTCTCGCACCGGATCAGTCATGTCAAACAGCTGGGTCCTTAATCCCAGGATCTGTGTCAAGGTTTCCCAGTTTCGCTGTTGGTTGCGACTGCGATTCCACGTGGCCTGATCATGTATGCGTTGTCCTGCCTGATCAACAAACGGCATGCGTGTGACTTTGAAATGACCGGTCACACCTGTGGCTGTGATATCAAACAAGGTTTGACAAGCATATCTCATGGCTGTTGCCGTCCCAGCTCCTAGAGTATTTCCACTTGTTCACACAGGCGATCCAGGTCTGGATTGTCTTGACGTGCTTGAAATATGTCTACCCAACGTTTTTGTTGTTCTAGCTCGACCAGTTCCTGTTGCAGTCCTGGATCCTGATAATGCAATCGACGTTCGTTACTGCCGGGATTACGGGCATACACAGTGCGCCCACCGTCAGGACTTTCAAATATAGTAACTTCTGTAATTTTGCTAACCTGCATGATTGTATTTAATGATTATAATATTGTCCTAAATAAAGTCAACAAAAAACCCGCCGAAGCGGGTTTTATGCAATCAAATGATTGATTAGGTTGCAGCCAACTTGAAACCCAAACTTTGGCAAGTATCTAACTGATACCCTGTGTAGGTCACGTTAGCAGCGGCCAAGAACAACGCTGTGTCTGTTGTTGTTGGGGGATTTGCTGCGCTGTTACCAAATGCGCCGGTTGGGAAAATACCAAAGCTGATTACACCAACGCCACCGACTGTGTCAACTTGATACACTGCCACTGTGGCTGTTTGTTGAATAGCTTGAATAACGTTGGAAACGTATTCATTAACGTCTTGCTGACTAGCGATACTAACGTTAGCAACAACACGATAAAAGTCCAACTTAGGACCAGCAAAGTTTACTGGTTGACCAACTGCTGTGGAATTTGCTGCTACTGGGTTGCGAACGTCTGTCGCAAATACTGGTTGTGCGCCACCAGATACGGGGGTAATAAATGCCATTTTGATTCTCCTTAGTATATGGACTCGAGGTCCTACTAATATTTACCTTTTGGGCAAAAAATCCAGAGTTAGGTGGCCAAATTTGGGTTGTTTAGGATGCGATTTCCGGCGCTGAATCCAAACCTATTGACCAATTTGGCACGGCCTGCAGGAGTTGCCAGGACCCAGCCTTCTTGCCCAGGTTGCTGGCGATCCAGCTGATCCAGCATGTCAGTTTTGATTTCATGCAACAACAAAAACGCCGTGAATGCGGCTGTGATGCCGTCCATATTGCTCCTGGGACTTTGCAGGTATTCTATGATGTTGGCAAACTTTCTGGGTGTCACATTGGTTTTGAGCCAAGCACCAAAGTCTGGTAGGAGATTGTCATAGTTGCTGGTGATTCTGCTGTTGATGTAGCGTTTGCAAAGTTGTGGCAAGTCACTGAGTTGTGCGGCTCTAAGTTCTGCAGGATTGAACAGACCATCTATGGCCTGGGCATTGGAGTTGACCACTTGCTTTAATTGTTGAATCAATTTTTTGTTGGGTACCACATTTTTGATGTCCTTGACTGTGGGTTCAATCACCAAGAGTCCTGTGACAGGTTCAAGGTTCACATGATGTATGGCCTCTGCCGGTGCATCCGGTGCACGATATCTGGTGTGTGCGGCTATGCCTACTTCACTGGCGCCAATGCGCTCACCTAGTTTACTGGCAACTGGAATTTTATACTCCACAAAGTTGGGTTGGAACACGTAAGCACCTGCGACCTCAGGTGGAGTTTCTGTGTACAACAAATCACCTTGTATGTAACCTTTGAAATTCTCTGGAGTTGCGGCACGCAACATAGGAAATAGTTTTTGATAGATGGCAATCAGACCACCGCGTTCGCCGCCACGCATGCCCATGATCCTAGCAATTTGCTCTGGGCTGGTAGCCAAGCCATCATACCCCTTGGCCGTAAATCCACTTTTGTCTGTAAGCACAAACTCGCCCGTGGGTTTGCGACCCCAGATAATGGCAGGCTTGCCATCCCATTTGACTGTGGTTGTCTTACGTGTATCCTCGGCGGCATGCATGATAATGTCTAAAGCTTCTCGGACACCACGTGTACCACGTTCAAATACTAGATCTTCAAGATGTTCAATTCTAGGATTGGCCGCTTCCATAATGGGTTGCATGCCTTGATTCACTATACGATCTCTGAGTCGTGCTAAGAAATAGGCATCTCCCACTGGTTGATACAGGTCAGCACTTTCTAAAAATGGTAAGCCTTCGCGTTTCATGTGTTCGCGAAAGTCGGCTAGTTTTTGTTCTCTCTGCGGATCTGTGCTGAGTGCTTGCAATATTGTTTCCACGCTGGCTAGATCCTGCCTTGTAGCTGTTCGGTTTAGCAGCATCTTGGCCACGGCATCCGGATCATCGGTTATGATTTCATTGGTGTTACGGTCAGCAATGCCGGCTATTTGATTCAGTTTGTAGCCCATGCTCTTGGCCATTGAATTCATAAGCACGTTGCGCTCACGACCTTTGTACTTTGAATCTGCGGGCACAGCACCTAACACAAACTTTGACCAGGGCACATTTTGCAAGAACATGAAGTCGGTTTGCACAAAGCCACTATCGGGCCTGCCATTGATAGGCGTTTTGAAATGCACAGCAGTTCCTGACTTACGCACCCATTCTTCGGGTTTGAATCCATGACTTTGTGCCCAGCGACTAAGTTGTGCTACCATTTGTTCTTTGGTGACCTGGGTGGTGTCCACGGCAATGTCTAGATCGCCCGATGTGGCCTTGATACCGGTCGATCCAAGAGTATTGTTCTGTAGATCTAGTCCGGGCACCAGTTCTTCCAACCAGGCCAAGGTGCTTTTGACATCAGTCTGGTTGATACGTTGTGTTACGGCGCGACCGTCGGCGTCCTTGAATACATTGCCGCCTTCTATAAGTTTCATTTTACTTTAACCATTTTTGCCCGTGGAACTCGTTGTCTGCTGACTTTTCGAGCCTGCGGTGCAGGCTGAATTATTTCCTTTTTTCCATGTGTAGGAATCAAACGGTCAAGATAGGTAATAGATTCTGGTTTAGTAATTTGTTGACCTTGTTCGTTGGTCCATACATCTCCAGTTTTAAAATATTGTGTGTCAACCGTTTGTCCTGGTTGACTGACTGTCAATACAATTCTTTCGGTGGCCGAGGACAGTGATGCTGCTGCAGTTTTTAGTGCAGACACATCAACCGGAGGTTGAGCTCGTGGAAGATCAACTCCTGTGAGTCCTTGCACAAACCCACTGGCTATGTTGCCCAGTGCACCTTCATCGACATGTCTTTTTGTGATTTCATGAATTTGCATCGGTACGCCTCACGCTACGGGTAAATTTGTCAGGATCACGCTGATTGATAGCATTAAGCAATTTACGACGGAGATTTTCAGCCTGCTCTGGAGCATAGGATTCATCAATCTGTTCCAGCAAGCGTATGGCACTGGCAATTACATTGCTAGCACGAGTTTCAATCACATGACGGCTGTCGCGCTCAACGTACATTGAGTCTAATTCTTCCAATAAACTGCGAGTCTTTTTTTGCATTTTAGTCCAGGACCTTTTTATTATTTATCGGAGAGTTATTAAGATTTATCTAATGTGTATTGATCTGCCAGACTGACTAATAATTGCCTAGTAGGAACTTGATGTATATTATCAATCGACCATTGTCTATTTTCAGGCA